ACCGCAAGTCAGACAGCACCATCGTGCGGGTGAACTCCAGATGCCGTTTCTGCCAGTACCTGCGATTGCGCCAGGCCTTGAATCGCGCGATGAGGTTTTTCACGATGCCGGTCCTTTCTGCTGCGCCTGGGCGCGCTCTGGGATGTCGAGTGCCGCACTCTCTTCGGCTGTCGGCTGCCGCTCCTCGCCACAGCCAGAGCACCGCATGCGGCGGTACTTGGGCGGGTAGGTCTTGGTGGCCAACCAGCTGTGAGGGGCACCATTGAGGCAGTCGGCTTTCTTGGCTGTGTAGCTCAGGCTGATGAAGGTCTCGAAGACGAAGCGCTTGTCGCAGGCGCGGCACCAGTGTTCGTGGAGCACGTCCTCTGCGTAGCCGGCGCCGTCATCGTGGTTGGCCTCCTGATCTGCTCCGCAGTAGGGGCAATTCATGTCTGCCATGTGTCAGCTCTCCTTGTGCGCTGCGGGGCGCGGCTTCGCGGGGTGGATGGTGATGTCGCGGCGGTGCCCGCTGTTGCGGTCCGTGCCCTTGATCGTGATCGGCAGGTCATCGGCATGGCCGTTGTGCTTGGCAAAACCGACAACCAGCGACACGAATGTGCCTGTTGCGATGGACATGGCATCGGCGATGCCGTGCTCTTCCAGCAGCCGGTCGAAAGCCTTGAGGAATTCGTCGTGCGCGTCAGCCATTGCCGTGCTCCCCCTTGGCGGCCTGGGCTGCGCAATAGAGCGGGTAGCAGCCGGCGGGCAGTGTGCACGGGGGCACTGTCTCGTAGTCGAGTCCTCCCCCGCTGTCCACTTCGAGCGTGGCCACCCATTCGCCCAGGGCAGACGTGGCATTGGCCTCCTCCAACAGGTTGAGCAGGTCCACCACGATTTCGCTGGGGCAGTCCATCGGGCCGAGCCAGCCGACCGCCTTGAGCGCGTCAGCATTGCGCTCGATGGTCTCCATCAGCGCTTCGCCCACGTCTCGCAGGCCCAGCGGATCTGCATCCACTGCAGGCGCAGCAGGTGCTGCCGGCAAAGGGGAGTGCTTCGGCTTGGCGGCCTGCTTCGCGCGGATCTTCTCCACCATCGTCCAGACGCGCGCCAGCTCCTTCTCGGCCTCGGCGTGCATATCGATGCCGTGGGCCAGGCACAGGGCCGCCAGTGTGGTCATTGCTCCGCCGACCTCTTGACCCAGCTCACCCACCGGGCGACCGAACACATAGTCCACGAGCTGGTGCGCCTCGCTGGCGGTGCAGCCGCCCGCTTGGACGGTCTCCAGCGCCTCCTCAAGGAAACGATGGTTGCGCTCCTGCTTGTCGGCGCTGATGGCCGGGCCGAAGCATTCCATCAGCCAGGGATGGACGCGCTGCTGGAACTCCCTGGGCGCAGCAGGCGCCTGGGGCGCTGCTGCCAGCAGGTCGGCGTAGAGAGCACTCATGGGCCTGCTGCCGTTCTCGGTAAGCGAGAAGCCGTCTTTCAAGAACGAGAGCATGGCCGCGCACATTTCTCGTGTCGCCACCTCGGGCACCAGCTTCCAGCCATCCAGCCAGGCAGGGGCTGCAGGCGCTTCCAGGGCGGCTCGCAGTGCGACTGCCGAAGCTATGTTTCCCGCCGCTCGCTCCAGGTCGGCCAAGGCCTGCGTGGCGGCGTTGCGAAGGTCGAATGCAGGCGCTTCCAAGGCCTCGCAGAGTTGCAGCATTAGTGCCTGCTCAGTCCTGCCGCGCACCCGGGCCCAACCGCTGCGCAGGTACTCGCGGCATTCCTCGACGGTCAGATCGTCTCGCTCCCGTGCACGACGCACGGGACGTGTTGCCGCCACATATGGCTGTTCGCGCAGCCACCATGCCACGGGGCCGTCCTCGGTGTCATGGATCGACACCAGGCACCAGCCGGTCCCCTCCGGCGATGCGGGCCCCCAGGCTGCGAAGTTGAATTCCTTGGCATCGTAGTTGCCAGCCATCGCGTCATAGGCATCCACGTCCAGTTGATCCTGTGCCGACACGCCCACCAATTGCAGGCCCAGCGCCTCGAAGAACTTGGGTGGGTTCATGCCCTCGTCCAACCAGGGCAAGTCGGGGTGCTCGCCGAGACCCTGCGCATCGCGCTCGATGGCGCGCCCGTCGAGCATGCGCGCCTTCCAGCAACCATCGAACACAGGGGCGCCGCCAGCGCTCAGCTGCTCGATGGCGGCAATGATCGGCTCGGCGCCTGGGTTGATGTCGGAGTTGATGCCCAGGCAGTCGCTGATCTGGCCCAGGGCCTCACAGGCCGCGTTGAACATGCGGGCGTACTGCTCGATGGTGGTGCCGGCCAGGGTTGCGGACTGCTCGATCTGGGCCGGGCACTGGCTGCCAGCGCGTGCATGCTGGACCTCAGCAATGCGGACCATCGCGGCCCAGGCCTCGTGCAGTTCTTGGGTGTTGCAGCCGATGAAGGGCCGCAGCAGGGCGGTGCTGGGCTCGCGCGGGATCAGGATGTGGGTCATGGATTGCTCCGTTCGATTTGCCACCAGGTGGCAGTGGTATTGATGACGTGGCCTGCGCGCTGCAGCAGCGGGCAGGTCGGGGGTGGGGTCGGGGTCATGGGGTGCAGAAAAAGCAAACCCGCCGAAGCGGGCGGGTCAGTTGCGGAGCGCTCTGGCGAGCCGGGCGCCGATCCAGCGCACGACAGGCACCGGCCAGCTGTTGCCCAGTGCCTTGTAGCGAGGGCCGTCTGGACAGGCGTCAGCGGGCTTGCTGCGCCAGGGGATGGCCGTGTAGCCGTCCGGAAATCCTTGCAGGCGCTCGCACTCGATAGGCGTGAGGCGGCGGACCTGGGCGCCGAGCATTACGCCGTTGTGGCGGCGGCTTCCATAGTTGGCGTCCAGGGTGCCAACGGTCTCGTTCATGCGCACGCCGGATTGCGAGGCCTGCACAGCCACGGCCGTGGGGTTCGTGGCGCCCAGGCTCGGGCTCAGGTTCTCGGTGCTGGCGCGCTGGGTCGCGGACATGCGCGCGGGGAAGGCGATGGTTGGAGCGTGGGCGCCGGCCGCCAGCGGATGGCACGGATCACCGGGCTTCGGGTTGCTGACATTCGCGGGGCTGGTGATCTGGGTGGTGTCGAACGCGACGGGGATCAGCGGTGTTCCGCGCCCTGTGCCATCCTCGCTGGCGTCGAAGCCTTCACCGCGCAGGGTGTGGGTGATGTCACCGGTTACACAAACCGCTTGTCCTTGGGCCTGATCCAGCGTGTGCGTCACTTCCTCGGCGATACCATGCCCATTGGCGCTGGTGTTTGCCGTGCGGACTGCGTAGGCGGCAATCGGTGCCTCATGATTGCACGTGAGCGTAGTCCTACGCTCACGTGCAACTTCAGCCCCACCTTGGCCATGAGCCATGGTGATCACGCCGCCATCGCAATCGAAGTCGGTTCCGAGGCCACCGCCGCCAGAGCTGCGTGCAGGGATCGTGGGAGCGACTTTCCCCGTTTCTCGGCTCGGCGCAGTATCCCGGCGCATGCCGTCCCACTCAAAAAGTACCGCTGCGGGATCGAACCCGTTTCGAGCGCTTGCGACAACGAACACACGGCGGCGTCGTTGGGCCACTCCGAAATATTGGGCGTCCAGGGTCCGCCATGCGACTGAGCGCGCTGGTCCATACACAGCACCAGCGTTTGCCCAGCGGCCCCCTGGTGGCTGAAGCGGCTCATCTTCTCCGGCAAGGCCTGCCAGAAAGCACCCGAATGCGTTGTCCTTGGTGCTGAGGACGCCCGGGACGTTTTCCCAGAGGATGCCGGCTGGAGGCTTTCCAGCGGCAAGTCGAACATGGTCAATTGCATCTGCAAGCTCCACGAATTTGAGGGTGAGATTGCCGCGGGCATCGGCAAGGGAATTGCGCAGGCCCGCCACGCTGAATGCCTGGCAGGGCGTTCCGCCGCACAGGACATCTGGCGCGGACACCTCGCCGGAGAGCACGCGCCGCGCGATTGCGGTCATGTCGCCCAGATTCGGCACTGCGGAGTAGTGGTGGGCCAGTACGGCGCTGGCAAAGGGATCGATCTCGCTGAGCCATGCGGGCACGAAGCCCAGCGGCCCAAGCGCCACGCTCGCGGCCTCGATGCCGCTGCAGACGCTGCCGAATGTGATGGGTGGCGCGTTCGCCATGCAGGGTTCCTTTGGGCCAAAAAAAAAGCCACTCGCGGCA